CTTAGCAGCCAAGCCAAAGGCATCACGGACAAAAACACAACCGTAGGCCATGTTAGTGTCATGAACTTCAACCTCACGAGATTTATAGAGGTCAATTCCTGCGATACGATCTACCCAAGCGTTCTGCAATCCAGGGTTCTGAAGATCAGGTGAGCCACCAAACTGAGTGGAGGTCACGAGGTCATTCAATAGACCATAAGTTCCGCGAATCTGTCCAGGCTTTCCAACAAAGGAAGGTTGCCCAGGTGCGCCAGCTTCGTCAAGATAAGCGAGAGCAGCATACATGTTGTCAACTGTCAAGCCTGCCGTTGATGTTCCAACGTTGTTAGTCACAGCGCTAAACAATGCGCCGATAGTCTTGTCAACAAAAGCACCTGAAGCGTTGCCCAAGAGTGGCCCTAAATAGCCAGCCTGGTCGCTTATATTGCTATACTTGGTGTCGTCATAGACATCTGTGCGTACAGAATAAGGTGCGAGGGTTGCTGTTTTCTTATCGGTATTAACGATAGCTGCGGAAATCTGTGTGCCATCTGTAACGGCTGAAACGTCAGCGCTATTGATTACGTTAGTACCTTTGTTAGCGACCTGCCAAGAGGCTGTATCAGCCTTCATGATTGGTTTGTCATTTACGAGGTTTTTCATAACCCCTGCGTCTGAGTACGCAATTATGGCTTCGGCGAAAATCTCTTCATATAAACCCGATGCTAGATAACTGGTGTCTCCTGCTACATTACCCATTAAATTTCTCCTAACGCGGGCTAGGCATTTTTACCTTACCAGCAGACAAGGCCACACCATCTTCACGGGAAATGATCTCGTACCTATCCAAAACAAAGACTTGACGATCACCGTCACTTATGTCTATCGCTGTCTCAATCCTATGCCCTTGCCTTAACTTCAAATTGGCTGAAGTGGCAAGTCTAAGATTTCGATGTATTTCGGGGTTATAGCGTTTCATTTCTTCTTTAGAAAACCCTTCTTTTTAAGGGTTTCATTTTCGGTTTGAAGTTCTGCATATTCGTCAATCAACTCATAAAAGGCTCTACCACCTGGTACTTTAAGATGACCAGCGCGAACGATGTCGTGTATCATGTTCTTAAACGCTTTCAACTCTTCTGGTGTTTTCATCCTGGGTAGTTACCTTTTCGCTTCTTGAACGAATCTTTGTCGTTAGCCGCCCAATCAGAGAGACTATCATAACCGTTGAACTTCACACCTTTCTGAGATGTGCCTGGTCTGTCGGCAGGCATCTTGCCACCGCCAGCATTTAATTTTAAATCATTTGCTATGCTTTCTAACGTAGTCAAATCTAAGCCCTTATATTTTTCGGCTTGCTCCTCAGACATACCTTTCAAGATTTCCTCTTTCTTGGCGGTCTGGTAATTGTCCCAATCGCTAGCTTTTTTGGTCGCTGTCTCTAGCTCGGCCTTGCTTTGCTCAAGCAGGGTTTTGTATTCGCCCTGTTCAGCTAGCCTTGCCGTCTCAGCTTCCTTGTCAGCATCTTCTCGCGCCTTTAATGCGAGTTCAGCCGCTTGCGCCCTTGCTCGGTACTTCTTGCTTTCTGCAATGATAGCCCCGTGGTCGGGTTGCTCTACACTAGAGTCTTGCTGATCTTCGACAACTTCTTTGCCTTCAATCTCTTCGGTCATTCTGACCTCCTATGTTTAATTAGCCTCATGCGCTTAATATACTAGGTGCATAATGGTGCACCAAAGAAAAATTGACGTAAAAAAAGCCCCCCATTTCTGAGGGGCTAGCCTAGTAACCAACTAGGGAGGAGGAATTATTTGTCAATAGTGCTACTTGTATAGCTTTGGCAATCCCGTAAATGCTTTGCCCAAATCTTTGAAAGCGTTGGGTGCTTCCGTACTGCATCCCACCCGCCCTTGTCAACTAATTCCCGAATCTCGTTTGCCTGTTGTGTTGTCATTGTAAGCCTCCTCTTGCTTGGCTATAATATACAACCGCCACAAGCTAATACAACAACTATTTAAAAATATATTTCCTCACGGCTACCCATCTGCCCATCGAATACGCCTTTATACTGTCCGACTATCCCATTAAAGGGGCATCGCCCATGCAATAAATACAATACACCGAATAGAAACGCATCAAGATTAAGCGTCCTGTCTTCGCTGAATCTAGACTCACCAATGAACCAAGAGACTTGTGAGGCGTCTACCTTGCATTGGGGTATTATGTCCTCTGTTAGATTCAACGGGCTTAGTGCCTTGCTTACGGCCTTAGAAAGTGGGTTGTATTCGATAACGTGACAGTATGAGTAACCCTTGTGATTCTGATAATAGTCGTTTAGCTTCCTCAAGTACCCCTCAACAAGTGCGTCATCGTCACATAGAATAATAGCTATATCTGCATCAGTTGAATCAAGTTTGTCATTCATTAGCTTGCCGTGTCGTGATCCGTGAGCCTGTTTAAATTCGTTTGAGTCGCCAGAAAGCACGTAAGACACATCAGGGTGAGCAATATCAACCGTCTTAAACTCGTTGTCATCTATTATATGGAGATCATAATTGTCATAGTCTTGGGTCAATACTGAATTGATTGCAACCTTGACCATTTCGGGTCGGTTGTAGGTCGGTAAAAGTATTAGGAACTTATGCACGTGCGCCGCTTGTGAAACTGTAACGGGTTGCCCATGAAAATAGACCACTCAAGCAGATCGGGATGATAAACAAAGCTCTTAGCGCCAATAGTACACCCTTCAGGTAATGTTATCCCTGGCATCACTATTACGTCAGAGGCTACACCCGAATAGTTCTCGAACGTTATATCGCCCCTATATATCTTATTATCACCCCAAAACTCATTGACCGCGCCGAAGTCACCACTATAATCTTCAGATGCACAAAACAGCTTCGAGCCGTAACCTATAAATGTCCAATCGCCCATAGTAATAGTATGCTGTGACCCTCCACCTAATACAGCGTGTGAGCATATCTGCACATTAGAACCCACCTTTAAGCCCGTAGTGATAAGACAGAAAGGGTCTATCCTCACCCTGTCAGATAGATGCACCTCACTTGGATTGGTGAATATTGTATTGTGTCCTATAAAGACATCTTTACCGCAAGAGCCTAGTTCTTTTTTAATGGCCTCATTCCAACTCATATGCCTACCCTATAAAGTTGTTTCCCCTTAACCCTGAATTGCTCAAGTGGTTCATAGAGGTGTCCCAAATTACCACTATTAGACGGGAAGTTGTCATATCCCTCAATCTCTACAATATCACCAATAGCCAGCCTGTTATATTTGACGTACCAATGGATAATCTCAAGCTCTGTCTTTAATTTAAGCGGCGGGAATCTCTCTATTATATGATACAGTTGATTCATTGGAACTAATCCGAAGAACCCCCCAAAATGTAGTTGCGGTTTGATCTTAATGGGGGCGAAAGCGATACACCCCTTAACCGATTCTATTTGCTTGACCACAGCCTTCACGTAACCATTACCAGTTGGCAATATGGAGATGTCATCCTCTTGGAAAATTATATAATCATAGTCATTGTGAAATTTGCTTACTGCATGTGCTACTATCTTGAATCCTGTGTTGTCGGTATTCTCAAGTTCAACACAGCGCATAGTACCGCGAGCTATCTTAGTATTATCGAGTTGGTTTATGACATCTGCACCAACAGCGAACTTCTGCCCTAGCTTATACATGCGATATACAAGAATATCCATATCAATACCAGGGTCAACGCTTTGTTCGCTCTCAACTATCGCATCAATACACTTTACCCAATCTTCATATTTAACAGGTGAGCCGAAGGTGTCAATTCTATCCTCAACGTAAGGGTATGCGGGGATGATCTTTAATACTCTAGCCATTAACGGCATCGATTATGTGTTGCGTATCATGCACCCACCAACCACAAGGGATAGATAATATTTTATCATTCACCTCGTCTAATTCGGGTAGGTGTTGTTGATATGATCTAAAAGCCGTGTGCTTATCGTTGCGCTCATGTACCTTAGACGACATAATATCGTTATCTTTAAGGCGCTTAATCATGCCATCTTTATCGTCTACCAACATAGTATAAATCCAGTACGAGCAATCGGCTGAGTAATCTAGTAGATCACATTGCAGATAATTATTGTAGTCATCAGCACAGCGCCGACTCTCATCAATCAAGTATTCAGCGTGTTTAAGATTCGCCCTACCTATTGCCGCATTAATATCATTCATGTGGAACTTGAAGCCGTACTCTTGTATATTGGCCTCACATCTGAAGTCACCCGCTGGCGCTCCTCTTTCAATGCCGTACCATCTCAGTAGCTTGGCTCGTTCCATATCCGCTTTATCCCGAAACAGAACAACCCCACCATCTCCACACGTGACATGCTTAATAGCCTGAAATGAAAACACAATAAACCTAGCGCCCTTGTTAAACAAAGCCTGAACGTCAACACCTAACGCATGAGCCGCATCGATTATAGTATCTCTAGGACATTCACCATCTAAGTTAGAGTTACCAGCCCACAAAGGGATGACCGCAGGGGTGTCTCTGTCTGCCTTGCGTAAGTCCATGTTCAAAGTCTCAGTGTTAATGTCAACCCAATCTATATGCGAACCATTCGCAAGTATAGGCATGTTGGATGCGGTACAAGTCATAGGTGAGGCGCTAAATATTGGGCTGTCTACCATGTGGACACATAGATGCAAGCCACTTGTTGCTGAGTTGACGGTTGCCAGGTAATCCCAACCGAACCACTCCCTTAGATCACCCTCAAACTGTTCAACGACTTCGCCCTGCCCTATGTAGCCCGAATCTAAGACCTTTGCCACATCATGCTTGGCCTCTTCGCTCATAAATACTTTGAATAGTGGTATCATAGGAGTCTCCCTGCCCTGCTTACTTACCTAATTTATGGACTGTGATAGTGTCGTTCTTCTTAATGTTGCGCTTGGTCTGCTTGTCTATCATCTTTTGCAGGAATTTCTCAACCATCTTAGCCAATGGTCTTTTGCGCGTTGTAATGACTCTGCCATTGTTAGCATTGCCCACAACTTTCTTAGACTCAAACAAGCCCCATCCAATAGTAACAGACTTAGAGGTAGCGCGTTTAGTATTAAGATCGCTAAGCATGTCGCCTGTTGCATAAAGATTAGCTTCGCCATTGCCCGCTCCAACTCTGCGAATATCGCCCGACTTCTTGCGCTCTGCATATTCGGGGTCTAGTGGTTTGAACTTACGCCCCTGAACATCTAAGCCCTTGTTCTTCGTGTGGTCTATAATCTCGTCTGAGACTTCAGCGCCTACCTTAATCCACCATGAGCGGGGCATGTCTACTATGTCGGCTATCTTAGCCATCAACTTGATTCTGTAATGGAGTGCCAGCGCCCTTCTTAGACTCGCCATCGTCTAGTTTCGTCTGAGCCTTGCCCTCTCCTGATAATTTACCACTCTTCTTAGTCTCTAAGCGCCAAGCATGGCGGCAGTTGAAGCCTCCACCAGTTACCATAGAACCAGGGAATTGAGACTCAATCTGTGGCCTAGTTAATGCACCACTAGCAGCCATCTCAACGCAAACATCCCTAGTCTTGCCGTCAATGGGGCCGATATAAATATACGTTGTATCAGGTGGCATTTCCTCAGTCATTGCAGCCGTTACCGACCTTGAAAAAGTCCTTTGTGCCGTATCAACTAGAGTCTCAACTTGGTCGGGGCGAAACCCGCTAACATCCTTAATAGCTTCCTTCATTGTCGCCCTGGATGCACCTGTTAAAGCGCCCCTCGATAGCTCTTGCTTCATGGTAGAGGCTAGGTCACTACCCTTTGACAAATAGAACGCGTTGTCGGTGGCAACTAGAGCCTGTAAGACCTCTTCTGATAGTGGGGCGATGGGGTCTATCGTTCTTAGGATGTCAACATAGCGTGAGGTTAGTTTGTCAACATTGGACACATAGCCTAATTCGTTTACTAGCTGAGTGAAATCAATTTCAGATACTAATACAGCAAGCTCTTGCCTTGACATATTTGCGCCCAAGTTGTAAACATAATCAACTGTCGCAGCCTTAATAGCCTCAGTCCTTTTAGCAAATTCAATGGCTGTCCTTTCAATCGTTGGCAATTAAACTTCCTCAATTTCCTCTACTGGTTCAGCTAGAGCGTTAGCGAATGTTGGGATAGGGGCATTAGTCGTGACGTTGGTTGTCCTATTCTCATCAATAACCGCTTGAGCATCTTCGATCGTTTGGTACTTGTCAGGGTTGCCCCGTCTTAGTATCTGGGCTTCGGTTATCTGATTATGTTCTAAATCCCAAGTGTCTTGCTTGATTTGATCTTCAACGCTTAACTCTTCGGTGATTGCTTCGTTAAAATCAACGGCAAACTCTTCAGGCAATTCAAACTGTGCTTCAACCTTAACAATCTTGCGCTCTATCTTATAGAAGCTATGCTCTGCCAATCTCCAACGCTCAACATCAGCCCTGCGATCATCATTTAATTCACGGTTGCGCTCTTTAAGTGCGACACCTGAAGCGGCTTGCGATTGATTAACGAAATCAACCGTCAAGTGATGGTTCTGTGCGACATAGATGTATATCTGCTTAATCCATTCCTTAATTGAGCCAACAGTATCTTCGGGCGAGGTCGTGTTAATACTTGAGCCTTCAGGTAATGAGTGTATGACATTCTGAGCGCGGAGTAGTTTAGTATCGTCATTGATACCACTAGCCCACATCTCGCCATAAGACCTGAATCGTATATTAGCGTCACCATCCAACTGGAGAACATTCAATTCTCTATTGGACAGCACCAGGCCCCTGTCAATATCAGCATCTAGGAAAGACCCGTCAGGCAATTCAACGTATGTCCAAACAATAGGGATAACGCCATATTCATTCTCGCCCTCTTCAACCCTGCGACCACCTTCATAAGTAGCCCACACGTTATTATCCCAATACTGCCAGCGTTCAGGCGCGTCATCTGCGATAGTGTCATTTGATGCGATAGGGAATACAACTGCGACAGGTTCCCAGGGGTTGTCAGGTTCGAAGTATGGCTCAAACTGTATTAAGCGGTCATAGTGGATAGTGCCATCACGCCAGGTCAATTTAGTACCAATCAGCCCCAATAAATTAGTACGCTTCTCAGCCGTTGGTAGCTGTATGTCCTTCATCCTGGTGACTTCGTTGTACTTGGTCATGTCGTACTCTTCGTCAGGGTCGCCAAGTGTACGAATAGGCGGTATCATGTAGACTAAAGACGTTCTATCTGTGACCCGCTTTGTGATATTGTTAGAAGGTGTCGGCAAAGACTTAGCCAAGTCCTCATCTATAAACCTCATGTAATCCTCTTGAGCGCGATCCTTATAGTAGTCTAATGCCCATTGCCTCTCCCTGTCCCATGCTTTCTTCTGTGCGCTCTGTGACTCTATCTTACCCTTTTCAATTAACTCTTTCGCTAAATCAGGAATTTCTAGCATGTAGACCGCCTATGTTTTTAGTATAATTCATCGGCATAATATAGTGCATGTTCTTGCACCTTGCAAAGCTAATAACGCTTAATAGATGTAGCGCCACGTTTCTTTATTGGGAAGTGATACTCGCAAGGGTAGCCCAGAGCGTCAGTCATGTGTGAGCGCTCCAAGTCTTTCTTATCTATTGAGCCATCGGGCTTGCGGGTTGTGCGTTCTGAATCGCTTATGATCTCGATACACGTAGGTTCTACGGTCATCCTGGTTTTACCTTTGGCGTTCATCCATAGGCCATTAACAGTATTAATGCGGTCTTTCTCTAGTGGGTTGGCACGATTGCAAGCAATACCGTGTCCATAGTCTCTTAATATTTGGTGGTCTGTTCTCTTAGAGCTTGAGCGCCTTGCCCCACCTGTTGCATCTGGTGTTATCATAGCGCGGGGGTATCTCTCAGCTAATATGCGAGCCATTTCAAACGTATTAGAATCCTTCAATACTATCTCATCAAACCAATGAATACCGTCAACCATCTTGTACCCAATAGCGCAACACATCTTAGAGACATTGAAATCCATACCCACAACGATAGGCAACTTGGCTGTCTTTAGTTCGGGTCGGGCTAGAACATTCTTAGACCTATCGAAAGCATCATAGACACGGTTAGATGCAGCTTCAAACGTGGCCTCGTACTCTTGTCTGAATGTGCGGGCATCCATATCGCGCTTGGCGGCCTCTACCTCTTCAGGTAAAATATACCCACCGTCAATAGTCTTGAATTGCCATGACATCCACTCAGGGAATTTAGGGTCTTGCCCGTGTAGGAAAGCGTCATAGAAGTGGTTAAACCCGTCAGGCGTTCCAATCCGTAATGACTTACCCTGGTAATCTGATAGCATAGGTCTGACGATCTCGCCCCAAACATGAGGCTTCATAAATGCGTACTCTTCCAGCACAGCCTTAACCAGGCCA